TATGGATGAAATCATTAAAATTATTAATAATATTTTAAAATTATTTAAAATTAGTTCTTTGAAAGGTATTACATATAAATATCTTAAAAATTATGATGAAGAAAGAAATTTATATAAAGTATGTGATTGGTTTGAAATGCCTTCATTTACCATTAATAATGAAATAACTAAAGCACCATTTATTATGTTAGAACTTTATGACACTCCTTTTGAATTTTATAAATTATTACAATCAAAATTAAAAAATATAAATATAACTAAAGATACTAGTTTTTTTTGGTATCCAAAAAGACCAGAAAAATTTTCAATACATAAAAATCAAATGTATATAACTGATCAAAATGTTAAACCAAAATATCCTATATACATTATTTCAAAAGGTAGATATGAAAAAAGATATACTAGTAAATATTTAGAATGGTGTAACATTGATTATAAAATAGTTGTTGAACCTCAAGAAGTTGATTTATATGCTGAACATATTGATAGAAATAAAATTTTAATTTTACCAAATAAATATTTAAATTTAAATCAAGGAGGAATACCCGCTAGAAATTTTGTTTGGGAACATTCAAAATCAATAGGAGCAAAAAGACATTGGATTTTAGATGATAATATAGTTTCTTATAAAAGATTAAATGATAGTGATAGAACTATAGTTAAATCTGGTGTAGTTTTTAGAGCTATTGAAGATTATGTTGATAGATATACTAATATAGCTATGGCTGGACATAATTATGCTATGTTTGGAGTTTCATCAAATACAAATTTAAAACCTATTATTAAGAATACTCGTATTTATTCATCTATATTATTATCAAATGAATTACCTAAAAAAATTTGTTGGAGAGGTAAATATAATGAAGATACTGATTTATCTTTAAGAATTTTAAAAGAAGGATATGTTACAATTTTATTTAATGCATTTTTAGCTGATAAATTAAAAACACTCACACAAAAAGGAGGAAATACTGATTCTATATATTCTGAAAAAAATGCTTTATATAAAAAAGCAAAATCTTTAGCTGATCAACATCCTGATGTAGCAATTATTAAAGAAAGATTTGGTAGAACTCATCATTATGTAGATTATACACCTTTTAAAGATAATGAACCAATATTTAAAAAAGGAATTAAATTAAAAGAGCAAGTTAATAATTATGGAATGAAGTTAGTAAAAAAACAATCTATTAATATTGATTAATTATTTAATAATAAATAATTATTTAATTATTTAATTATTTAATAATAAAAATTAATATAAAAAAATAATATATTATAGTAATATATATATAAAATAACAATATACAATAAAAAAAATGGAAAACTTAGATTTTGAAGAACAACAACTTTTAGAACAATTAAAAATCATCAAAATGAAGAAACAAATACTTCAACAACAAACTATATTAAAAAATAAGTTAGTTGAAAAAGAAAATGAATTAAATAAATTAGAAAATATTATTAATTCAAAAAAAAATATCATTTTACAACTAGTTAATGAAGTTACTGATTTAGAACACAATAAAACTATTTTAAAAGATTGTATTAAAGAATTAAATAAACAAATTGTTAATAATGAACCTTTTATTAACGTTGATCCAGTTAATGAAAATATTGAACAAAATGAAGATATTAAACAAAATGAAGATAATGAAATTATTGAATATGATGAAAATATTGAAGAAAATGAAATTATTGAAGATGATGAAAATATTGAAGATGATGAAAATATTGAAGATGAACAAAATGTTAATAATATGGTAAATGCTAAAAATTTAAATCATAATCAATTATTAAATATGGATTTTTTTAGTGTTGCTGAACCAATACAAATAAACTTTAATCAGCTTCAAGTTGGTGATTTAGTATATATTGGATCAAATTTAAAAAAAAATGCTGAACCAATATATATAACTAAAGTAACACCCAAAACAATATATTATAAAATACTTCAACCAGGTCTATCTGATATAATATTAAAATATGATGTTAAACGTCCAGATTGTAAATTTATTGATAGATCATATTATCATTATTTAATAGATTTACAAAATATTAATAAATACTTAAGGAATGATGAGTATAAAGGTTTTATTAGAAATTTCTTTACTATAAATATTCTCCCCCATCCAATATATAAAGCAACAAGAAATTTTGTAATAAGTAATGAATTTAATTGTGGAATATAAAACATTAATTTATCATTTATTTAACAATTAATTAATAAATTATATTAATTAATTATTAATATTTTAACTATTTATTTAAAAGTTAATATTAATATATATATAAAGCATCATAATACAATATAATATATTAATTAAAAATTTTTAATTAATATATTATACATAAATTAGTGTTATTATTTGATAATTTAGATTAATTATTATATTATATGTTTAAAACATTAATTATTAATTAATAAAATATATTAATTTATTGTTAAATTAATAATAAATTAATATTTAAACATTTTGTATAATTTTATTATTATTTAAAGCATTTTTTTTTATTTCTGATGATGATATTTTTGAATTAAAAAACGCTGTTTGATATTCTGGCGAAGATTTAGAGACTTTTATATATTGAACATTAGTTTCGGGTATATCAAAAGACCAGTGTGTATTTTTAGCGTCTTTATAATAAAAATGAATTTCTTCATTGGTTGTAAAATTAACTTCATAAATATAATCATATTCTTCTTCATCTTCTTCATCTTCTTCATCATTATTATATTTATCTAAATCTAAATTTGATATAAAATTAAGAAACTCTTTTTCATTATAATTGTTTATCTCTTCTTCATTATATAACTCTGTAAATGTTTCAACATCAATAATATTTTTTTCAAATAAATCTAAAAGGATATTTGTATTGTTATTGTTTGAAAAATTAGGAATTTCTTCAAAGTTAAGTTTTATTTTATTATCCATTATATTATATTATATTATAAGATAAAAATTTATATAAAATTTAATAATTATTTTAAATAAAAATAATTATTAAATTAATTAATATCAATTAACATATCAACAGGTATTAAAAAATGAGGTGTAGGAGGATCATATTTACCTTCTCTTATAATTTTAAAAGTTTTCTTTTCAAATGTTTTAAATATATTTTTATCATACTCTATGTAAGAACATTTGTCAGTGAAATTAAAAATAATTATTAAACCGTTTTTTGTAGTTTGAGAAGTAATTTTATGAACTGGTAATATAGTTGTTGGATATTGGTTTTTTTTAGTTGTTCTTGATTTAACTTCATATCTTTTTTTAGTTGTAATCCCCTCATAATCATATTTACAAAATTCATTATTATATAAATCTTTGGTATTTATAATATCTTCTTCATCTCTAAAATATTTTTTTAGAAGTTTACGAACGGGTTCTTCTTTGGATAAACCAAATTCTAAATCTTTTTTAAAAGTTCTTGACATTTTATATTGTTTTTTATTATATATAATAGTATTATATAATTATTTTTTTATATTATTTTTATTTATAAATTAATTTTAAATATTAATTTATATATTTAAAAAAAATGCTTTATATAAATTTTTTTCTTAATATTTATTATATAATAATGGAAGTTGTTAAAAATTATGTTAAAGCAAAAAAACCAACGTTATCAAATTCATCGATAACTACTTATTCATCAATTTTAAAAAATCTTTATAGAAAAGTTTTTGATGATGGTGATATTGATATGGATAAATTTAATAATACTAATGAAGTTTTAGAATTTTTAAAAAATATCCCTCCAAATAAAAGGAAAACAATTTTAAGTAGTTTAGTTATTATAACTGATAAAAAACCTTATAGAGATTTAATGCTAGAAGATGTTAGGGATTATAATAAAGAAATTCATAAACAAGAGAAAACAGATGATCAAAAAGAAAGTTGGGTTAATACAAATCAAGTTAAAGACATATTAAATGAACTTAAAACTAATACTGATTTACTTTATAAAAAAAAAAATTTAAATGTTAGTGATTTACAAGAAATTCAATCATATATTATAATGTGTCTTTTAGGTGGTATTTTTATACCTCCTAGACGCTCAAAGGATTATGTTGATTTTAAAATTAAAAATATTGATAATTCTAAAGACAATTATTTAGATAAAAATAAAATGGTTTTTAATTCTTATAAAACTTCTAAAACATATGGTCAACAAGTCATTGAAATCCCTATTCAATTAAAAAATATTTTAAATAAATGGATTAAATTAAACCCAACTGACTATTTATTATTTGACTCTAATATGAATAAATTAAGTAGTGTCAAATTAAATCAAAGATTAAATAAAATATTTGGTGAAAAAAAAGTTGGAGTTAATCAATTAAGACATACTTATTTAACTGATAAATATGCCCATACTATTAAACAAAAAGATGAAATTAATAACGTTATGGGTGAAATGGGTTCTAGTGTTAATATGTTAGAAACTTACGTTAAAAAGTAAAAAAAGGCGGAAAGGCGAAAACCTGTGCAGATATTTTGAACTTTTTAACATAAGTTTTATAAACCCTTACTTTAGAAAAATAATAATAAAATTATTTTTGTAAAAAAGTTCAAAATATCTGCACAGGTTTTCGCCTTTTCTCCTTAATTTATTTCAAATTTAAATTAATTGGTATTTGCATCATATCAGGACGTTCACCATTATTATCTGTTAAAATGGTATCAGGGTCTGCAATAATTTCAATTGCTTTTCTTTTAGTTGGGTCTTTTGGTTGAAAAAAATGTTTTAAAATATATTCATTTTTTTTGAAATCTACAGATTTATTTAAGTCATCAAAAAATTCTAAAAAATTTTCAGTATCTTGATATAAATCTTTTGATCTATGTGAAAAATTATTTATAAAATGTAAAAATGCACAACAAAACCAACCACAAGCATTATTCATAAGACTTTGAATATCTTTAGTATTATAAGGTAAATGATTATGACCAGTTGTTTTTTTAAAACAATCAATAACATCTTGCGGTGGAGCTATTCCAAAAGGATCAAAATAAATACTTTGTATTGAACCATTAGGATATTTATTAATTTGTAAACAAGTCCAATGTGAACCAGATTGTAAATTTCCTCCTTCATCAAATTCATCTTCTAAATTGATAATATAAGATTTATTAAATTCAAATTTAGAGGGTGTTTGATCTTTAAAAATAATATCCTTTAAAGGGATATTCATTTTAACTGATAGTTCTTTTAATTGAGAATCTGAAAGCATTATATATAATTAATATAGAAATTAATTTTATATAATTTATTATAAAATAATTTTAAAAAATATTTAAGTATAAATTCCTGCACCTTTACTAAATTTTTGATAAGCTGGTGGCAATGTATGTTGAAATTGGAAATTAGCTGAAAAAGGTTGAGATTGTAAAGCAGGGGGAAGAGATCTAACAAAACCACCATTTAAACCAACTGCACCGCCAGATTTACTAGCATATAAACCAACTCCCAAACCTCCACCAGCATATAAACCGTTACCATACATTGCTTGTAAGTCCATTTCAGTTAATTGTTGAGGAGGTTTAAAATATTTTTGTTGTATAGCTAATTTATCTAAATCAGCTGTAGCTTTATTAGCTAAAGCAGATTGAATAGAAGCCGATGAAAGATTACCCATATTAGTCCCCAATTGATCATTCATTTTTTGTAATGCTAAATTTTTAGCATATTCTGAAGCTAGTGATGAAGATTTAATTTTTTGATATTTTGAAGGATTAGCAAGATAATCACTACCCAATGTAGATAAACTAGCAACCCCAGGAGCAATAAAAGGAATTAATTCAGGTTGAACAGCTCCCAAAGCAGTACCCGCAGTAGTTAAACCCGCTGTTAATCCAGCTTGTGCTAATGGTAAAAATTCTCTTGCAACTCCATATAACTCTTTTTTTGCATTTTTACCAATTTTTTTTTCAATAAATTTATCAAATTTTCTACCAAAAATACCAGATCCAACTTTATGTTTTTGTAATAAAGATTGATGCTGTTCTGGACTAGAATAAGACATTTTATTAGCTTGAATTTCTTCAGGGCTTAACATTAATTCTAAACCCTTTTTTTTACTAAATGTTCTATTAATAATATCATAATTTATTGGATTTACAATAACGTAACAACCTTCACCTTCAATGTCAGGAGGTTTAACTCTTACTTTATGCCCATTTCTTAATTTGGACATTTGTTTTCCTGAAACTTTTACTACTGTTGAATGAAACATTTTATAATATAATAAAAGAAAATAAAATAAAGGTAAATTCTAAATGATAAAATAATGACTAAAATATTTTTAAAAAGTATATTATATATTTTTTAAAAAAAGTATTTTAACTAAAAATTAATTTAAACTCTAGCACCTGTAAGAACATCAATATTTACTTCAACACCATATTCAACAAAACACCATAGATCAATCTGTTTTCTTGATTTATTTTGACCAATTATACTAATAGATTTAGGAACAGATTCTTCAACTGGTAACATTCTAGAAACATCAACATAATAATAACAGTATTCCATTTCAAAACCTAGAGCATTAATAAGACCAGAAGTTAAACCATCTGTTAAACCTCCATTTACAGCATTAACACCATAAAGTTGATTATTAAATTGTTCAAATGAATATTTTTCAGTGTTATATATAGCATTTTGACCAGATACTACAACATTAAAATTAGTAAGAAGACATAAAGGAGAAGAAGGACCACAACCAGCAGGATCAAAAGGTGATTGGAAAACAGGAATACCATCTGGAATACCTGAATTTGCAGCAGTTGGAGAAAAATAAGGAATACATAAAACAGATTTAAGATTTGCAATGCCATTTGTTAAAAGATTATTAAAAGTTCTATCAGATTGAATATTTTGAATTTGATATTGATAAATATCAGTATATTGAATTTTCTTAACTGGACTAGATAAATAAGCTTGTTCAAATGGTGGGTTAAATGTATAAGCTGGAAGATATAAATAAACATTAGCTATAGGTCCAGAAGTTACATTAGCCATAGTTTTCTGTTGTTGATTTAAACAAATAGCGCCTACACCAATTGAAGCAGTATAAAAATTATCATCACCTATAGCTAAAGCCCCCCCATTATTATTAATTGTTGAACATATCATTAACGGATTTACACCACCTACAGAATTTGAAACTTGTAATAATGTCAAAATATTAGTGTCTTGCGTAAAATTTGTTGAAGTATTATTAAGGTTCATTGTCATCTTCATATAAACTCCTTTAAGTAATGGAACCATTTGAAAAAATGAATGAAGATGTCTTAAATAAATAGTGGCTGTTATAGCTATTTGAAAAACACCACCGACAGATGGAACAGCTGGAGGACCTACAACATAATTAGTACCATTAGATTTTTTAAGAATATATGATTTCCAAAGAACACTTGGAGCATTAAATAATAAATTTCCGTAAGTAACATTCGCAGTTTGATTAATATCAACTCTACCATCTGTATCAAAATTAATATAGGATTGTCTTTGAAGTAATCCCATATTACCATTTGCTAATTTATAAACATTAAACAAACCACTAGTATCAATACCTAAAGCCATATCTGAATAATTAGTATTATTACAAGTTCCTTGACCTGAATCATTAGCGTTAGGTTCAAATGACCAAGATAAAGGATCATCAGGGTAAAAACCAATAGTAGAGCCAATTGTAGCTACATCATTCCAACTTAAAGAAGTCATTAATTTAAAAGAATTCCACATATTACAAAATGGAGTTTGTTGAATAATTGTAGTACCATTATAATCTAAAGTCAAAGAATGAATCATTGAACCAAACCAATTTTTTAGACCAAATGCATAATCAGCAGAAGTTCCATAACTATTAGGTGCAAAATTTGCAGCATTTGCATCAGTAGTAGTTCCAGTTGAGGATGTTACTGTTAAAAGTAATGGCATAAGAATATAACCTTCTCTATATGACATATATTTATTACTATTGGAAAGTTGAGAAGTATCAATAATTGATTGATTAGCTCCATAATTTCCGTTTTGGTTATCTAAAATATTTAACCAATCTTTTTTTACAAAAATATTAGGGGTGCCTTCAATTTCTTGGGCAAGATCAAAGACTAATTTGTCGCAACTCATTATATAATATTAGTATACAAAAAAATTTTCAACTATATATTTTAAATAATTAAATATAAAATATATATTCATAAAACTAAATATTTATTGTTGAATGCTTATTTAAAGACTAAATTTAATATTTTTAACTTTTTTAACTGAAGGTTTTATAACTAAATTTTCCATTTTCCCCCTTATTTTTTCTAAACCTTTTAAACCTGCACCACCAATAGGAGCAGGGGCATTTGTAGTTGCTAAATAATCATCAATTGAATAATAAGATGATTGACCTCCCATACCTCCATCAAGTAAAACAGTTCCTATACCTTTACCTTCTTTAGATCCTCTTATATGTCTAGGAACCATATTTTTATTAATTTTAGGGATATAAATTGCTTTTGTTCTATTCATATTATATATTATACTTATAGATTTTTTATTTTTTCATCATAAACTTTTTGAGAAGTTTTAAATTTTAAAATATTAATCTCAATAGATCTTAATAATTGATATTGTTTGTGTAAATATTTTATTTTTTTTTCATCATTATTATTTTTAATTTCATTTAAAATTTTTTGAGATTCCCTAGTAAAATTTTCATAAGTATTATTTAAATACAGTTCAGTTAATTCACTATTCATTTATATATAATTAATTTAGATATTAATTTATAAAAATAATATTTAAATTATTTATTTAAAAAATTTGTTCAGTTGAGTCTTTAATAACAAAAACAAAAGTCATTTGAGGATCTAATATATTAATAGGTTGTAAATTAGTCCCTAATAAAGACATTTTAATTTCATTATATGTGCCAGGAATTAATTTATTCCAAATATAATTTACAGGTTTCTCATTAATTATTTCACCAATTGAAACAGTAGGAACAATAGAATAACAAGTTCCTGTAGGTTGTGCAAATTGATTGTCAATATTTGAAATATTAATAATAATACTTGAATTTGGTTGCACATTAGGCGATTTTGTAGATATATATGATAAAGTTCCATTCGCTAATTTACTAACATAATTTGAAGTTGGAGGAACGTAAGAATTATTAAGATTAATATCTGTTGTAAAACCAGCTACAAAACCTAAAATTTCATTTAAATAAGCTGGGATAATTATTGAGGGGTTAAAAGTATTAGTATAAGGGAATGTTATACCTGCTGGATTGGTCCATCCCGTAGGAAGTGTAGAAGGAAATAAAAAAGTATTTATTTGAACTGCATATCTAGTTGGATTAAGAATAAATTCGGCATAATAAACATTTTCACCCGATGAATTAACTAAATAATGATTATTTTTAATGAATGTATATTGTAAATATTGATTTAATGTAGCTATTTCGTATAAACCATCTGGAATAATTACATTGTAAGTTGTTGGTGTTCCTGTGCTATCTAACCAAACATACGAAAAATAATTATTTTGATATTGTTGAGTTATATTAAACCAACTATAATACAATTGAGCTTGAGATAATGAAATATAATTGTCTTTAAACTGAACTGAATTAGGAAATTTATAGACTAATTTATTATTTTGACCATCTTGAACCAAATTAGAAGAGTTTATAATTAAAGTTCTCATAATATATATATATATACAATAGATTATATTTTATTATTTATAAATATATATTTATATTATTTAATATAGGGTTTATTATATGGTTTAACAACATAATGACCCTTTTGATGATAAACTTTATCACCTTTTTTTGTTGTATAATCTAAATCTCCAACATCAATTTTTGAAGGACTATGATAAAGTCCTGAACCATTAAAATGTGATAAATTTAAATCTTCAGGCACTTGGCTACCTCCAAAATAAAAAGGAGTTTGTAATGCATTAGATAACGTTTGTATCCTTGGCATTGGGTTTAATACATTTGGGAAATTCATTATTATATGTTATAATATTAGAAAATATTATAATATATTTAATATTTAAAATTTAATGTCCTAAAGCTACTAAGTCTATTAATAAATCTTTAACTTGAGCCTTAGGAATTAAATCTTTTCTACTTAATTTTAAAATTAATGCCTTAAACTTCTTAATAACATCTTTATTATCATTACCTGCTAAAATTTGACCTTTTAATATTTCAAATTCATTAATTTCTTTTTCTTCTTCATCTTTTTTTGGTGTAGGTATATTTAATTTATCATCAATTCTAGTTTCTTTAGCAACTTTATGTAAATATAATCGTTCTTCATCTGTTAATGTATTTAATTCATCAAATGTTGGTATACCATTACCTATAATTTTTCTCATTATATTTCCTAAATTTCTAGAAACTCTTTGAGATGGTAATGAGTGTATAGTTGAACCAGCTGGTCTTTTTATAGCTATAATATCTTTATCTAATTGTCTTTTATTAATTAAATAACGTCCAATTTTTGCAAATTTTGGGGCCTGTATAATTCCAGTATTAGAATCAATATCTGTTTTAAAAACTTGAGAAGGTCTTACTCTTACTAAACCTTTACCAGACATTTTTCTATCTTGATATAATTCTGGAACTAATAAAGATAATTGATTATTAATTTTAGAAACTGCATCACCTAATTCTCCTAAACTTATATCATTAATATTTCTCCCATATATATCAATAATCCAAGGAGCATAAGCTCTAAATACTTTACGATTATATATTAATCCATCTATATCTTTATTATTTTCATCTTTTAATAAATATTTAGACATATCTCTTATATAATCTTGTCTTAATTTTTTATTGGTTAACTGTTTATCTGTTGTTTTATAATTTGATATTATAGCAGCTTTTCTAGCTTCCGATATAGGCACAGGAAAATTTGGAGGTGGAAGGTTTGCAGAACCCTGTTGTGGAGGTGGTAATTTTGCAGATTCTTTCAAAGGAGGAATACCAGATTGACCCAATAATTTATTTAAAATTTCTATTTGTTCAGAAACATCAGAACCCGTTTCTGTAAGATTTTTTAAAGCTATTAATGAAGTTTTTATACCTTCTATATTTTTTGAGGCAATATTTTGTTCTAAAACATATAAAGCTGTAGCTAGTTCTAATTTTGTAGGTAATTCATCCGAAATAGCATTTAATGTTTGTAATATTTGATTTTTAATAATTTCATTATTTTGTTGATTAATCGCATCAAAAACTAAAGGTAACTCACCTGTGAATTTATGTAAATTATTAATATTCATTAATAAATCTCTCCCTTGAGCTGAAGTATCAATTCCTAAATCCCTAATTAAAGTAATTATATAATCTAAATCTTGTTTTGAAGCCAATGTATTCATTATAGTTCTTTGATTAGCTAATAATTGATTTCCGGCAACTTGTTGCAAACCTAATTCAACGCCCCTTGTCTGGGCATATTTATCCATATATCTATTTAAATAATCTATAAAAATAGGTGCTAGAACACCCAAAGAATACATTTTTTTTATTTGTTCTTTAATTGGTTGAAAATTTTGAGCTAAAAATTGCATTTGATCCGTAGTTAATTGGTTAGCAATTGATTGAGCATTTTCACCATCTGCTATTTCACTTAATTTACTGGCTATATCAATTTTTAATCTACGTATATCAGCTAATTTTTCAGTAGTAGTTCTAGTATCTTTTAATTCTACAGGTAATTGACCAGTTTTTACATATATTTTATTTGCCTGTAGGTTTTTGTCATCTAATTCAGCTCGTAATTTTAAATTGGCTAGATATGCCTCTCTAGCATTAGCCATATCAATCTGAGTTTTGTAAGGTTGTCCACTCATTATATATTATAATAAAAGAAAAAATAAACAAAAATATATTTTATATATTTTTAACCATATATATAAAATAATCAATATCTAATATTATATATCTTTTATTCTTTTTTTTTAATTTCTTCTTTTAATTTTATTAATTCTGGTTCTTCATCATCTATCTTTTTTTGTTGTTCGGGAAATCTATGATCAATATATGTTGCATAAGTTGAATAATCAGCATCATTATTAAATAATGTTTCATTACAAACTTCATTGAATAAAATTGTAATTTCCTCAAAAGTTTTTGTATCAAATAAATCATTAATTCCTTTTAACAATGTATTTTTATCTTTTGTATTAAAATATTTAGGATTTGTCAAAGGATGTTTACCCATATTATTTAATACTATTAGTTTACATTTCATTAATTTCTCTCTGAATAATGGTAAATCTTCAGCATTTATTTCTATTTTATTATTCATTGTATATAATTAAGTATAGAAAAAATATTATAAATTAAATTAAATTATAATATTTTACTAAATTATTATTTTTAAACATCAATATAATTAATATCATCATCAAAAACATTAACACCATTATCTAAATTATTTATTTCATTAATATAATCATCTTCTATATTATCTCTTTTTTGAATACCAATTATACATTTAGATTTTGTATTATTTGTTGTTTTTAATCCTATAGTTTCTATCCATTTATAAAATTCATCTCTTCCATATTGTCTTTTTTCTCTATATGATAAAGCTTTATATTCTTGAGAAGCCACAATATCTTCCCAAACTTCTCTTATTTTAATTGTTTTTAATTTTAAATCTTCTTTGTTATTTGGAATAACATCAACTTTAACATAAATATCATTAAAAACTTTTTGAAAAAGATTTTGATTTTCAATAAACATTTCAGTTCTTTTTCTTATATCTTCTGGAATGGAAAATTTAATTCCTATACTTTCATCATAATTTTCCCTATACACATTTAACAATTTATGTAAAAACACTAATTTAATTGATTGTATAAAATCATCAGTTTCATAATAATGATTTGCTTCAATATATTTAATTCCTGCTATTTCTTTATTTATTTTATTTGGGTCATCTGTAAAATTAATAGGAAAAAATAAATCAACTAAACGTCTATAATCTGCTTGTTGGGGTTTTCCGTCTAATTCTGGAGGGTTATTAAATTCCATTACAAAAGTTGACATTAATTTAAATGATTCAGGGTTTTGATTTAATAAACGACCTACAAAAGAACCTCCTCCTGTTAAATTTCTTAACATAGCAACCCTTATTAAACCTCCTACTTCTGTAAAATTAATATATCTTTTTCCCTTTAAATTATATATATCTGGACTTGGAGCATTTGATTTTTCAACATCTTTTAATATACCATTTGAAGGTTGATAAGCGTAATTACCTAAAATTGCTTTCATTAATGAAGATATTAAACCTTTACCATTTCCACCTGCTCCATTTAATAAAAATAGTTTTTGATATAATCTACCATCTAACCCAGAAGCTAATATTTGTAATAATAATTTACGATGATTTTCATTTGGTTGTATTTGTTCAAATATTTTATCTAATTCATTTTGTAATTGTTTTGTATCAGGTGTTAATTGTTCATAATTATAACCACAAGTTAAAGTCATATAATCATCATATTTATAAGGTCTAAAAAATCCATTTGTTAAATCATATACTCCATTATTAAAACCTAATAAAAAAGGATTTTGATTAAAATCTGTTTCTGTTTCATTTGCTTTTGATAAAATATGTTTTATAATATCATTTATGGCTGATGATTTAGAAGTGTTAGACCTTAATGTTTTTAATAATCTACTTCTATCTTTTTGTTCTATTTCAACTGATTGATTTAACATATCTCTAACAACTGAATATAATTTTTCACTTATGTATAATGTTAATTTATGTTGATTTTTTATATTAGTTTCATCATACCATCTACCTCCAGTTTTTTCATCAACCCAGTAAATATATACACAAGATTTATACTTAATTATATAATTAGAATATAGTTCAATAAATTTATCAGCTAATCTTTTATATGACAAAAGGTCATCCCATTCGTCAATACTTTTATCTTCATCATATTGTGGTATTTCAATAGCTTCATCAAAAGGTTTATTTAAAAAACCAATATTAATGTTATATGTATCTAAAATTGATTTTTTAATATCTTCTAAAATGCCATCATACCATAATTCTTTTAAAATCATAAAACCATCTTGACAAGGAACTATTTTTTCAATTTGAAAATTTTTATTATCTATTAACCATTTTATTGCAGTTTCTTGCAATAAACGTTCAATTGTTTGACACCATAAGCCCATTACTGAACGCTTTGCATCATTATCATTATCCCATTTATTAGGTTCTAATCTTAAAATATCTTCTTTAATAGTTTGATTTGTATTATAAACAATATTCATAATCATTCTTAGCTCATTTTCCATATCAACAATTTCTTTTATTTTTTTTTCTTTATTTTGTTGTATATCATTATCTTTCAACCAAGAATTATAACAACCTCCAAACATTAAACAAATAAATAATTGTTTGGCAATATCCTTTGAACAATTATGATAATTCATAACATACTCCCTATATGCTTTAGGATTTTCAACATATTTTTGTAAAATTTTTACTTCGTTAATATTATTCATTTTACATATTTCGTAAATTATTGTTGGTTGTGCATTTATCATATCTATATCAATATAATAATCCCTTGCCAATCTATGACGAGTTGGACGGTGAAAAACTGATAAAGATGTGTAATTTGCAGGTATTATTCTACCCCATTTATGTTTCGGTAAAATAAATCCCAATTGAAAACCCTCAATTTTTTTATTATACATTTTTTTAAAATTATCTATTTGTTCTTGCTCAGTATTCACACCATAAGCAACATTATTTTTATATCTATAATTTCCTAAATATGATATCCCCATATTTGTTGAAAGAAAACCGTAAATTAATTTAATATCTGTATGTTCAACCATTTTCTTTTTTAAAAAAATAGAATTTGAAACAATATTTTTATCTAATTTCCAATTAAAAACTTTTTGATTGTCATTGTTAACAATTATTTCATTGTTAAAATCGTTTTCACCCAAAATTTCCATTATTTTATTTTATATATATATATATATTATATAATTATTTTTTTATATTAATTTTTTTTATAAAAATATTTATTTCTAAATATTTTTATAAATATTTTTTTTAAAGTTTTTAATTTTCAATATAAGGATTTAAAATATCATTAATTAATTCAGGTTTAACTGCTTTCAATTCATCTAAATTTTTCCAAATCCTAGCAACTAAAGGTAAATAAATATCATATTTCTTCATATCTTCAGATGTAAGATTGTGTTTATATTTATAGTAATAAGCTTTATTTTTATTCTTAATCTCTTCACCTTTTTCTTGGTATTGTTTACGTTTATATTCTCGCATATATTTTTTTTTATCTGTTGTTTTTAAGATGTTAGAATAATCATTATTAATATTTTCAATATTTTGATTTTCCATTTTTTATTTATATATATACTATACGTAGATAATATTTTTTTATATTATTTTATTTTTTAAAAATTTATATTATTTTATTTTTTAAAATTTATATTATTTTATTTTATTAATATTAATATAGGGCGGAAAGGCGAAAACTTGTGCAAACTTTTTGAACTTTTTTACATAAAATTTTTTAAAGTAATTTCTCTAAAGTTAGGGTAATAAAATTTTATGTAAAAAAGTTCAAAAAGTTTGCACAAGTTTTCGCCTTTCCGCCCTTTTGGTTAACATATATATTATTAAATCTTAGTCATTTTTAATAGATAGAATATCAATTAAGCCTTTCCGAAATCTTTTAGTTACATCTTCTTCCATATCAATAATTAAAGGACTAAATTTTTCTTGAGTAGCATATTTATATAAATCTAAAAGTTGATCTTTAGTAATACCCAAACCGAATTCACTTAATATTAAATTAACTTCTCTATTACCTGATAATTTTAAAAGGACCATATAAGAACAATTATTTCTAATAATTTTAGGTATTTTAAAATAAGATTGCGAAATAAAAATAACAGATACATTTAATTTTCTAGCTCTAATATAATATTGTTCAACATTAGTTAAATCCCTAGATAAAACCAAATCATCCCAAACAACTAAATGATTTGTATCTTTATCAAAATCATCTAATTTAGGTGTATTGGTTAATCCTTCTTTAATAATAATTTGATCACATTTTTGATTTAACCATTTGTAAAGAGGTTCATCTTGATTTCTAGTAATAATGTGTATGGTTGAAAAAGTTCCTTTATCACCACAGGAAAAAATATGTATTAAATTTACTAAAAAATTTGTTTTACCGCTCCCAGATGGAGCAACAATACACATTCTAAAAGGTAATTTCAAATTATGTAAATGAAAATTAGGATTATCAACTTTATCTAATAAATGTTTAGGAATTTTTTCATACATATTAACAATTTTACCAGTCATTTCATCGTTGATTTTTTTTTTAGGAGGCATTATATATAATTAAGTTTAGAATATATTTTTAATAATTTATTTATAATTATTAAAAAATTTTATATCTACGTATATTATATTATGGCTACATATCAACCACCGACAGAAAATTTACCAATATTTGACCCTGTAGTTTTTTTAACAGGCGATGAAGCATTAACTTATAATGAAGCAGTAAAAAAATTTCTTAAATATCCTTCAGCACAAGGAAAAGAAACTTTACAAGCAATTGACGTTAATGGTATTTCAACATTTAATGCAACATCAACATTTAATGATGAAATAGTTCAAGTAATTAATAAAAGAATAACTCAAGCAATATCAACAGATAATAATTTACAAAATACACTAAGGCCTACTAATATTTATGGTGACCTTAATTTATTAAGACCAACAGGAGCTCAAGGAGGAGCATTAAGATTATATGATGTGACTTCATCAACAAGTGGAAAATCTTTTCAAATATTTGATAGTGGGAATACAGCATCTATAGTTAATTTAAATAATGGAGGTGCTATAAATTTAAATGTTAGAGATAGTTTAGGTAATGCTCAAGATGCACTATATTGCACTTATAATCAAGTGTCTATTAATGCTAATCTTGTAATGAATAATGCAATATCAACAAATAGGCAAATATCAACAGGTTATTTAAATTTAAACCCTATAACAGGAAGCCCAGGAGGAACAGGAACACAAATATATCAATCAAATACGGCTTCATACTGGGATAATAATACTAATGGCGGAACTATAACATTCGCAACTAATACAACAGGAGGCGTTCAAGTTTTACCTCTTAATATAACACCTACATTTGTAGAAACTAATTTACCCTTTAAAATTAATGTTTTGGGTAATTTTTTACAATTTCCAGACGGAACACAACAAACAACTGCATACACAGGTTCAACAAATTTAACATATTCGTCTGAATTTACAACATCCGGCACAATACCTCTACCTGCTAATTTAATAGGTATAGGAGTGCGATTAGTTGGACAGGGTGGTATTGCTGGGGTGAGTGTTGATTCAGGTGGAACAACTTGGAATGCTGGAGGGTCTGGTGGTGGTGCTTCTACTATTATGTCAAATAATATTTTACCAATTACATCAGGGTCATTAACTTTAACAGTTATCAATTCATCAGGTGGTTCAATTGAATTATTTTTAAATGGTGTGAGTATTTGTAAGGCATTTAATGGGAATAATGGAGGGAATGCATCAGGATCATTGGGAGGAACTGGAGGGTCTGCACAAACACAAACAACATCATCTTCAAATTATGGGACTTTTACCGCTGTGTCAGGAAGTGCAGGAGTGTCTGGTATTACAAATATACCATATCAAGATTGTGGGCAAATACCTACACAAGCCGGAAAACCTAATTATTACACTTCATTTTCTGATGGATTGGTTGGGTGTGGTCAAAGATATAGTTCAATAGGTGGGGTGAATCAGTGTCCAATTCCTACAAGTTTAACAGGTTGTAAGGCTACAATTACGTATTATTTAAAATAATTTTTTTTATAATTTAATTATATATAGATATAAATTAAATGTCAATTAGTGTGAGTGAAATTAAATTATCTGATGTAAATTTTCCTTTATTATCAGATACTAAAATGTCTCAAGTAGGAATTGAAAAAAATGGAGATGATGTATCATTTAATAGATTAATAGCGTTAAAAACTGTATTGGCTTCTGTTGATTTACCACCAGACCCCACAACATTATTAGTTGATCATAAAATTTTATTAAAAGATTTGACAAATACACAAACACAAGCGGATATTAGAAATGATTATTTTATTATAAACGATACTGTAAATTTAAATTATTATTCTCATAATTCAGAAACTTTACAAGTTGATAACTCAACTAATCCATCATATATAAGAATGAATGCTTACGATGGTTTAATGATTCAAAATGATGTTAAAAGTGGTGCACCAACATCTACAAATACTTTTACACATTCTAATATTTCAATAGATAATGCTTTGGGATCTGGACCTACAAATACTTTAACAGCTGGAGATATGACTATTAATGATTTCGGTTCAACAAATGTGACTCAATTAACTGCTGATTTTTTATCTTTAAATACTCCTACATATTCAACTGTTTTAAATGCTAATTCGTTAAATATTTTAGATTCAGCCAATAGTTATTCGTCATTAATTTCACCTTCATATGCTTTATTAAATGATCCTAATGGAAATTTACAAACCGAAATTATAAATGATTCAACATTAAACTCTCAACCATATATAAGAATGCAAGACCCTACGGGATTAAACAATTATTATTATAGAAATGCTATTAATGCAGATGGTCACAATTGTTTTACACTTGAAAATAATGAAAAGTTTTTTAAACAAAATAATCCATTTTCTTATAAGGTATATGAATTATCAGACGGTCAAAAAGTAGAAAAATATATGAGTTGGATATTTGTTCAAAATGTAACATCAATTAATTTATATTCTTATACTGAGTATTTAGATGATAATAATGGAATTGGTTGGTCTTGCACAATATCAAATTATTCAGGTATATCAATTGATATTAATACAGGCGGAGAAAGATGGTATTCACATACAACAGGAGTGTCAAATTCTCCTATACAATTAAAAAAATGGAGCACTTGCACATTTACCTTAGTTTATTCATCAATTGATAATGAATATTTGTGGGCTTTAGGAATGTTTTAAATATTTTAAATTTATATTTTTTTTATATAAGTATATTATATATTAGAAAAATGGCACCTCCACCTTTAAAAATTCAAGTTAAAAATACGGTGTATAATACACCAATTTTAAATGAAGATATGGATATTATAGCCCAACAAATAGATGCAAAAAAACAAGAGATTGAAAGTTTAAAACATCATTTAAATGGAGCTGTGAATGAATTAGAAAATCTATCTAATCAATTTATAGCATTGTATATTCAACAAACGGGGACTTTTCCATAATTATTTTTTTTTTTTAATCTAATAATATATTATATAATGTGGTATAATACATTTGACGGTGTTTTTTTTATAACAATTATTACAATTGTAACGGGATCATTTGGTTTAATGTTAAGATATTGTTTAAAATCAAAATGCGATAATGTAAATTGCTGTTGGGGTTGCATAACAATTCATAGGATTGTTGAAATAGAATCAGATGATTTAGAAATGAACGAAAATAATAATAATGAAAACAAAGAAAATAATATATAATACTTTTATAATATAATGCCTATTGTAGCAAATAAAGATTTATATAATCAAGTAAAAAATGAGGCTAATAAAATATATGGAAAACCATCTGCCTACAAATCAGGTTGGATTGTAAAAACATATAAAAATAGAGGTGGTACTTATAGAGATGATAATGAACCTAAAACACTTGAAAGATGGTTTATAGAAGAATGGGGTGATATTGGAGGTCAAGAATATCCAGTTTATAGACCATTTAAAAGAATTACAAAAGACACCCCATTAACTGCTGATGAAATAGACCCTAAACAAGCATTAGAACAAATTAGATTAAAACAAATTATTAAAGGCGATGCTAATTTACCGCCTTTTAAATTAAAAGGTAAAGGACTTAAAGAAATAATTATGATACCAGATGTTCCTAAAAATTATGAAATTTGGAAATGGTCTAATCCTTTACTAGTTAGGAAAAAAGCTAATTTATATTTAGGTAAAGATGTTCCTATTTATTTGTCATCAAAACCAAATAAAAAATATATGGTAAAAAATCAAAATGGTAAATGGGTGCATTTTGGTCAATTAAATTATGAGGATTTTACTTTTCATAAAAATTTAGTTAGACGTAAAAATTATTTATTACGTTCAGCAAATATAAAGGGGAATTGGAAAGATAATATTTATTCTCCTAATAATTTATCTAGAAATCTTCTTTGGTAAAAAGGTGGAAACTTGTGCGGACTTTTTATTTATTTTTTGAAAATATTTTTAATAACAAATATTCAATTATTAGAAATATTATTAATTATTAAGAATTCTTTGAAAAGTCCGCACAAGTTTCCACCTTTTTTACCATAAAATATTTAATTTTTTTATCTAATATAATATTATAACAATGCCAAAACTACAAAAAGGTAGCCAAGAAGCTAAAGATTATATGAAGATGATTAGGGAAAAAAAGACATCAAACTCTAATATATCTTATGAAACTTTTAAAGGTAAGAAATCTAAGAAAAATATTACAATGGATTTAGAAAGAGATATTGAAACTTTACCATCAGGTGAACAAATTATTAAAACAATTAAAAAAAAAAAAGTTAATGGTGAACCAGTGGAAGAAAATATTGATAAAGTTATAGTCCCTATAAATCAAGAACAAAATCAAGAAATTAAAAAAAAAGGAAGACCTAGTATTTATAAAACTCCTGAAGAGGCTAAAATTGCAAAAAGGAAACAAACTATTGCTTCCAATAAAAAAAAATATGCAGAAAGAAAATTAAAAAATAAACCAACTACAAATATTGAAGAAATAAAACAAGTAGAAAAAGAAAATTTAGAAGGTGGTTCAATTAATATTTCAAAACCCTTTAACAAAATAGGTAATAAAATAACAGATACTACTGAAAATATAACTAATTACGGTAAAGCTATAATTTATGGTCGTAATGATTACCCCCCAAAAGTAAGAAATATTTTAAAAAAAGTAGGCCATAAATATGTAAAATCTATAACTATTAAAAGAACTCCAGTTTCAGGATTATTAACAGGAGCTTTATCAATTTTTTCTTTGGGTGAATTTGGTAAACGTATGGAAAAGTCATTTGATGAATTATTTCATTTATTTATTGAATTAGTTTTAGAAGATGATACAAAAGTTTCATTAGAAAAAAATGAAGTTATTAATATGGATATAAATCCTAAAAATAGAGATAATACTGAAAGTAAAACAGTTACAACACAAATACCACATAATACAATAGATATAATGTTAGATAATTGTAATAAATATATGGGTGCAAAAAGATTTTTTGGATACTCAGCTAAAGATAATAACTGTCAAGATTTTATAATAGGATTTTTTAAATCGAATAATATAGGTAATGATGAAGATTTTATTTTTATAAAACAAGATACAAAAAAATTATTTAAAAATCTTCCATATTTACGAAAATTAGCTAATACTGTAACAGATATAGGGGCCACAGCTAATGTAATCACCACAGGGGCAGGAATAGATGAAATTAAAACTTATAGCGAAATGCTTAATCATTTAACTCATCACATAACAGATCCTAATGAACCTATAGATCCAATGGATTATAAACAATCTATTGAATTAATTAAAAAGATTAGAGAACAGAAAAAAGATATTAAAGGTAAAGGACTTAAAGATAAGAGTTATATTGTTCAATCAGTAGTTTTTGATAAAGATAAATTTAATATAACAAGTGCTAAAAAATGGTTAAAAGAAAATAAATTTAAATATCCAAAGGTTGATAAACAAGAAAATACAATAAGATTTAGACAAGAAAGTCCTGAAAAAGTTGAGAATGAAGGTTTTACTGAATATAGAACTAAAAATTTAAATAATTCAGGAATAAAATTAATAATAGCTTATAAAAAAAATAAAATCTCAAATAATAATATAAATATGGAAGGTGGTAAAATAATAGTTCATCATATTCATCATATTCATCACAGTAAAAATGGTAAAGGGATTAAATATGATAGTGATAGTAATAGTGATAGTGATAGTGATAGTAGTTTTGAAGGTGGTAAAATTAATTTGGGAGATGTTAATAAAGCCTTGAATACTACTGAAAAAATAAGTAAAAAAGTAGGTAAATATATTACAAAAAAAAAAGGGGGACTAGCTACTGATCTAATTGATTACGGAATACCTGCAACTACAGCGGCAGTTTTAGGAGGTATTGGATCAGCTACAGGAATACCAGCTTTAGGAGTATTAGGGTCTGCAGCAGGTAGTAAAATAGGTAATGAATATATTGCCCCCGCTGTTCATAAAGCTTCGGGCGCTGGATTAAAAAAAGGTAGATTTGTTAAAGGTTCAAAAGAAGCTAAAGAACATATGTCTAAAATTAGAAATATGAAAAAAAACTAAACGAGGTTTCAGAAATTCTTCCTGTTGAAAAAAGAATTAATAATAATATAGAAATAGAATCACATAAAGCAAAAATATTTTTTTCAAAAAAAAACGAAATAAAACATAATATAACTATACATTCACCATCTGATAAATA